TATGAGTCCACATTCGGGTCTGGTTGACTTGGCGGAAAAGAAAAACATGCTCAAGAAAGAAGGCAACAGTTTGGTGTTTACCACAAGCGATGGTGAAGTGATCAAACAGTTCCGTAAAAAATGGGAAGCAAATGAAAACGGCTGCTTAGACAAACTCATGGCAGACTTTGCCAATCAGAAAGAAGAAAAAACAGCAATAGACGACACAACAGCGGAGGAATAAAATGACAGTAGATTTGGCAAGCGAAATTTGGAATGAGCTCAAGCGGTATGTTAATACAGTGGATCGCAATGAAGCCGCTGAAGTATTGGTATCTGTACTAGTGGATAACGACTGTGACCCAGACGATATCCGTGTTGCGTTCAAAGGCGACACGGATGTTAAAACAGCACTGGCAGCCTACATCCGAGATCTAGACGACGAACCCGAAGAGGAAGAGTACGAAGAAGATGATGATTTAGATTCTGAATACGAAGATTAAATCTCTATGACAACCACCACATTAGTCAATGACTCACAATTTTATTGTAGTCAAAAATTCTGGTGGTTGTCTGTTGATATTTCAAAGCGTCAAACCTTCAGTTGTTGTGCTGCCACTCCTGATAAAATAGATACATCATGGCTTAAAAAAAATACTGGGCAATTATTTAACACACCACATCTTCGTAATGAAAGATCAATGATGTTAAGCAACCGTGCAGTAACAAGTTGTGAAAAGGCTTGCTGGGAACCAGAACAACAACAGTTAGTTAGCAGACGTTTGTTAATGAACAGCAAGGTTATAACTGACACAAATATACAATCTACTCCCCGGGTATTACACATAGTTGTTGGTAATGATTGTAATATGAGTTGTGTTTATTGTTGTAAGCAGTATAGCTCTTCGTGGATTCAGGATTTAGTTAAAAATGGGCCATATGCCGGAGTTGAAGGCGTAGGCGACCGGTACGAAATTAACAATACTGACCGTATACTTTTAAAAATTGGTCAAAAGCAGATGGCCGGAACCGCCGACACTAAATTATTGTTAGATGAAATAAGTGTTATGATACAGGCAAGTGAATTGACCAAGGTGCTGATCACCGGCGGCGAACCATTTCTTCACTTAGGCTTGGCCGAATTAGTAAACTCAATTCCAAAATCTGTTAAAGTAATAATTAACTCAGGCCTTGGCGTTAATACTAGTCGATTTGCCAATGAGCTTGATAAATTGCCATTGGACCAGATTGAAATTGGAATCAGTGCAGAAAATACAAAAGATCTATATGAATTTTCAAGGTATGGAAATACTTGGAAACAATTTAATGACAACATTCTTATTTTAAAAAACAAAGGAATACCCTATCAGTTTTCTGCTGTTATAAGTAATCTTACTATACATGGGTTATCAGATTTTATTGAGTATGCGACCGATGTACCTATAATGTACTTGTTATGCAACGATCCATCATTCCTGTCGATTAATGTATTAGATCCTGCCAGTAAACGTAAAATTTTAGAAACTGTAGATAAATTGCCAACAGACTTGTCACAACTAATTACAAACTCAATCAATGATGCTAATACCGATCAACAAAGACAAGATTTAAAAAATTACATCACTGAATTTACTAAACGCCGAGATATTTCATTGAATGTATTTCCAAAATCATTCATTGAATGGATAACCAAATAAAGATTAATATATGTGGTATAACCGTGTTACTGCCAATCTCGGAGAAATCCCAGATTTTATTGCTCATTACGAAAATGAACTTGTGTCTGCACGACGCGACTGTGCCATTGGCGGGATAGTTGAACGAAATATCACCGCACTGCCGGGAATGACCGAGCATCGATTTAATCAACTTCAAGAGATTGAAGCTGTGCTGAACTTTCTAAACATTCAACTACGTAAGATTCGTCGCAAGCATTTTCAAAAGTACCTGGAAGGATATGCTCGTGCATTGACCAGTCGCGACGCTGAAAAGTATGTGGATGGCGAAGATGAAGTTATTGACTTTGAAACTATCATCAACGAAGTTGCCCTATTACGCAATCGATTCTTAGGCATTATGAAAGCAATAGAAAGTAAAAATTTCATGCTGGGACACGTGGTAAGATTGCGAGCAGCCGGCATGGAAGACATACAACTATGACATTTAGAAACGACGACGAAAGTCACACACATAGTTTACAAACACTCAATACACTGTTTGAGTACGACGACTTTATGGAAAGTGTTGGTACACTAGTGGACCTAGGATGTGGGCCTGGACTAGATCTAGAATGGTGGGCAACCAGAACCACTAGAGACGATGTACCACTGCCCTTGAATATTCGTTGCACAGGTGTAGACATAGTTGCAACGCCCACAGTGGTTAAAAAGCATTCAAACATTGTGTATCAAAAAATAGATTTTGAAAATACAGAAAATCTGCCTAAGAAATCAAAGTTTGATGTGCTATGGTGTCACGATGCATTTCAATACTGCGTCGATCCACTGGCAACACTGGCCAAGTGGAATGCCATTGCAGAAGCAGGCGGCATGTTGAGTATGGCAGTGCCGCAAACCACCAACATGGACATACGTCAACTGTCATTTGTGCAACCAACTGGTTGCTACTATCATCACACTGTGGTGAGTTTAATGCACATGCTGGCTGTTAATGGCTGGGATTGTAACTCAGGCTTTTTCTTAAAACGACCAGACGACGAGTTCATACATGTGATTGCCTACAAGAGTGACCATGCTCCAATGAATCCAAAAACTACCACATGGTATGAGCTGGCAGAGAAAAATTTATTACCAGAATCTGCGATAGCAAGTATACACCGCTACGGGCATGTAAGACAACAAGATCTTGTACTTGCGTGGATTGACAAGAGCCTGTCTTGGTTAGGCCAACAATAATCTCTTAAGCGGCAACCCTGAGGCAATTTCCTCTGTGTACCATTCTGTGTGTGCCAGTTGCTCTAGCCATGCAGTTCGATCTGGCCTAATAGGATTGTTGATTGTGGACAAGTCCAGGTTGCCAACCGGTGCTGCCAAACTACTGGTGTGTACAAACGCCGGCACACCGCCCAGTGCTGCCTGTGTGCCAGGCCCGCTGTTGTGATTGACCACTGCCCAAGCTGTTGACAAGCACCGGTCATAATCAAAACTATCATATGTTCCCGGTATAGGCCGTGGCATTTCAATCGTACAGCCAGGAATGTCACTGATGCGCTGTCTTGGATGTGGCCGTATAACGATAGGTCTGTCAGTGTATTTTCTAATGGTGTTAGCAGTTTCAGTTAACCAAGCCACAGTAGGCGGCTGTCCTGCCCACTGCTGACTGTCTGACCTCTGCGCGGCAATTACAATGTTGTAACCAGCATTGGTCCAGGGGCGAGTTTCTAGTCTCAACTGCGCTGCTCTTCCCGGAATTAACTTTTTTCCGTAGTATGCCGTGTTACCAGTGCCGTTGACACCCAGTTTCCAGGTGCCGCCGCGACGTAGCATGCCTACTTCGACTACTATAACAGGACGATTGCTATTACGGAATGTTTCCCACACGCCTTGATTGTTTTTCATCCGGCCATGCCACAGTTGGCTCCATATAACAGCAACATCTGCTGAGCTGTCCATGTTGTTGTGCTCGACACCTATACTGTCAAGTCCTGCACGTACGGCCGCAAATACTGGCGGGCTGTTAAGCGCACCATATTGATCAAAAATACTTACTCTCATAAATTATCCATTAAATATTTAAACATGATTATTCCACCATTACAAGGAAGTTGTACCCAGCAAACATTTTTTATATACGCAGCCTGCGACCAAAAATATTTTAATGAATTTGGGTACGAATTTATACACAGCATAAAACAAAACACTGATCTGGGAGTCCACATGCATGTGTTCAATCCTACGACAGAACAAATTGACTTTTGTAATACAATCTCACGTGTATCTATGACATATGAGGATGTGCCGTTAGATTTGTTTCGCCCGGCAGCATTAAAATGGGCAACAGTTCCTGTTGCAGAGCCACTTAAATCGCAGTACGATCGTACATTAAACGCCATGGGCAAAGGCCGGGATGCCAACGTACTTGAACGTATGCAAAAAACATATTATGCCTGCGCAAGATTCGTCAGACTGGCACACCTATTTCAATCAACTCCTGCACTGTGTGCTGACGTTGATGCAGTAGTTAGAAAATCAATTCCCATGTTAGAAACCACTCGAGATTTCTACATACATCGCATAACAGGAAAGAAGGCAAGATTTTTAGCCGGAGGCCTGTTCCCTAATCCAACCGATCAAACTAGAAAATTCTTACAAGAATATGCTGATCAGTTAACCTCTTACATTGAACAGGATTATGTGTACTGGGGACTGGACCAAGATCTACTAGATCCTATTGTACCAAAATATAACTTTGGACAACTACCAATCGGTTACATTGACTGGGACATGCGTGACAGCAGTTACATCTGGACTGCCAAAGGCACTAGAAAAGAACTGGCAACTTTTATCAATGAGAAGAAGAAATATAGTTCTTGATTGCGGCCCATAAC